GTATGCGCGGTTTACATTACAATAAATAGGCGTAATATGAGTGTGGTTACAATAAACCCGATTGTGTTGGAGCGGTCTTGAGATTTCTAACAAAATTGAGAGTTACTACGCAGTTATGCTTATTGGCATAACGCCGTAATGACAACGCGGGCTGAAATTGAAGCGCAGATTGCGGCACTCAAGGCAGTTCTCAAGGAAAAGGAGATTGACCCTGATTTTACGCCCAAGGAGTTGGTGCGATGGGATCCATCACTTATTGGAACTATGCTACATATGAAGCATCCTATGAATTTGCCTCGTACAGCATTCCAGTACATATTTAAAAATGTAAGTGTGGATGAGCCAGATAAACTTTATGGAGATATTAAAAATATATCATATAACTTTCAAAACTGTAATCCTGAAGCTTACATGCAGCAATTTGTTGTTTTATCCATAGATGGAATAGATGTGAATGATAGTATCACTGGCGGAGGCAGTACTTATTACGATGTTCTTCTGTATAATAAGTATAATGATTTTGCAGCAATGACATCAATTCCATTTTGGTGTAAAACTAAGGGCGAAGAGTTTGGTCCTGGACATAGACAGGATTATCGGTGGAAAAATCTGAATAATCTAGTGCCTTTGGATACATTTGATATAAAGTTCAAAAATGGACTAGGTTATCTTCGTCTATGTGGGCCTGATGATAATATTCTGGACCATATTTACATTACTTCAGTTGTAAAATATCCGTTTCAAACAAAAGAGACTATTATTGATAAATATCCACTTTCAGTGCTTTATGAGGAATGGAAGGCAGATAAGGTAGCGGGGCGGACTCGGCGTAGTGCTTAATTCAAAAATTGATTGTCTTTGTTGATACTTTTTCACCAGTTAAACAATGGCGTCACGGGCAGAGATTGAAGCGCAGATTGCGGCACTTAAGGCGGTTCTCAAGGAGAAGGAGATTGATCCTGATTTTACTCCCAAGGAATTGGTGCGATGGGATCCATCTCTACTTGGAACTATTCTTCATATGAAGCATCCTATGAATTTACCTCGTACAGCATTTCAATCACTATTCAAGAATAATGGAGAATGTTATGCATGGGTCGGTAATGGACATTATTCTAATGCTACACCTGAGTTAAAAATGGAACAACTGTGCCCTCTTACAAATGAAGGAATAATAGTAAATAATGATGTTAAATTTGGTAATCAGTTCTCAGCAAATGAACTTATCTATACTGTAGATAACACATTTCAGTCAATTACATTTGTTCCTATTCGTACTAATCAAGCTACCGAATCGCCATTGCCAACTCAAATTCCGGTTGGAAATAATTATATAGAGTGTGATACACTAGGTATTAAATTTAAAAATGTTGTAGTTGAAAATATTTCACAAACATTTGGTATGCTTCCCCTTTGCGGACCCGATGACAATATTCTAGATCATATCTTTATTGCCTCAGTTGTTAAACTACCATTTCAAACAAAGGAAGTAATTATTGACAAGTATCCATTATCTAAACTTTATGAGGAATGGAAGGCTGATAAGGCAGCAGGACGGACACAACGGGGCATGTAATCTAAAAATTGATTAAATATGGGACAATCTGTATTTTTCAACAATGCCTGAACACCTTTCTTATCAATATCCTCAATATACTTTGTCTGAACTTCAAGATTCTATACTAGACGAATATGACAGGGATTTAGAGCCTAATAGATATAAACCTAATAATATATCTGTCTTTAACAATAAAGAGTTTAACAATCATTTAGATTTCTTTTGTACAATGAATTCTATAAGCGTTCAAGATATTAAACGCCATATTAATTATTTGGAAAATCAACTAACATATTATCCAATTGTCTCGCCAAGACCTCAACCTAGACCTAGACCTCACCTTCAGAATCGTATAGTAGAACTTGAGGCTAGATTAGCCAATCTTCCACTTGAAAATAAACCGAACGATGTATCTTCAAGCACTATAAATATATGCGATATTTGTATTGAAAATCCTAAACGAATTGCGTTTCGTTGCGGGCATGTAACATGTGAGGACTGTGCGCCTAAACTAACCGACTGTCCTACTTGTCGTAAGCCAATTACCGATCGTATCAAGCTATTTATGTAGAAAATTGAATTCTTTTTGTGTTCATACTAACTAATTAAAATGAACACAAAATCATCGCTTCAATTACAACTAGAAGCCCTTGAAGGTAAACTAAAAAAGAGCGAAATATTGGCACATTTAGAATCTCTAGAAAATAAACTCGAAGAAGTTACACCAAAGCCTCCACCACCAATACTTGGACCAGGTGCCCAACTACAACTCCTTCAAAGGAGACTCGATAAGATAGAAGAAGAGGAGGAAAGACTTCGCCAAGAGGAAGAAATGCGTAAGGTGGCTATTCTTTTGGAACAACATCGGCAATATGAGCGACAACTCGCAATTGAGAATGGTCTTATTGCCCTAGGCAATGGTGTATCTGGCGTAGTGTGCGAACGCTGCCAACTAGCAGCATCGCATACGCAGGGATGTGATTGCTTTCATTGTCGTACTCTCAGTCATACTTGTGGAGGAGGCTCGGCGCCAAGTGCGTGGGAGAATAATCTCACCGATGATATTGGGTATGGGCGCGGGGTTCGTCGTGACAGGACTTCACGAAGTGGATTTAGTGGTGGTTGGCAGAAGAAGTAAGGCTGGGTTTCTAACAATTAGTCAGTAGATTGATTAGATTCGTAATCTACTTTTAGTCTAAACCCTATTTTTTAGTATAAATTATAAAATGTCATTACCTATTCATATTACACGTATGGCGTATAATCTATTTATGTTAGATTTGAATATGTTACTAGATGCGCAAATTACAAATAACCCCACCGAATACGCTTATCTTATTACGCCTGGCTTTGGTCTAACTCCTAGAATGCGAATTCATATATATGATCATATAAATACTGCTCTAGGACATATGCTAAATAACGAACATCCTATTATTCAGAAAAAACTTGTACAGACTATAATGGAATCGCTAAACGCATCGGTTCGTGCTTTATTTAGTATACGTGACAGTAATTCATTCGCTCCATATGAAATTAAGGATTACCTTTATAAACAATTAGAGTGGCTACTTGACCTTGATAATCATAGTCCATCAATATTAAGTGATTATATTATAATTGACCATGAAAACACACTAGAGCCTGAAGCCGAATAGTAGTAATTACTACAAATTTATCAATTTTTAAGCACAAAATCGGAACAAAATTGACGCCGTTACTACGGTATCCGATTCACCCATATCTTTTGGCGAAATGTCTCTATCAGCCTTTTCCCCTGCTATGACTGCTGTTGCGCTACTCTCCACGCTGAGCTGGAGCGGTTTCATTGTATCTGGATTTATGCTATGGGCGACCGGTAACACGAACGGTGGCTACTCGATGGTCGGTATTGCCATCTGCCTCCCCGCTGTCCTTGCCGCTCTACTCCCCCTATTTGCCCGTAACTCTTCTGCTACCTCCGCAGTTGTATCAGCCCCTATGTCTCCTCAGATGACCGCACTTGCATTTCTCAGCGTCCTCAGCTGGCTCGGCTTCATCGTTGCCGGTTTCATGCTCTGGGCGACCGGTAACACGAACGGTGGCTATGCGATGGTCGGCATTGCCATCTGCCTACCCGCGGTGATCGCCGCGGTAGTCGCGGTCGTCCACGGTCGCTCTGCGCCACCTGCTGCTGTAGTTGCACCCGCAGCATCCAAGGTCGTTGTAGATTCAGGTGTTGTTGTTTAAAAATTGAGTTAATAGTTTATTCTTTTTCAACGTCCACCACAGATGGATATTGAAAAACGTATTGAGGAGCTAGAGAAGATGCTATTGCGGTTGGAGTCCCGCTATAGCCAGTCCAATCCCGTGGATGTCCTAGCCATACGTGCGTTGAAGCGGGAGATTAAGCGGTTGAATGAAGAGTTGGCGGAGAAGGGGGTTGAGGTGGTTAAACAGTAATATTTAATCCCTTATTAACATTTTTGCTATAATTTTTTGAACATCCACCGGCAATACTCGCAAATGAGTTGCAAACAAGTCCATTTCAGTAAGCGATCTAAATTCACTTAACATCTGTATTCTTTTCTCAAGAATCTCTGCTGCGGCACAATTAAATTTCTCCTTTCCCGCATACTGTTTTGTATGTATCCAATCAAATGTTTTTTTCAGACTCTTGATAGACATAGTCTTAATTAAAAACTTTACAGCTGTATTTTTATGAGTCTGAATCGCAGTTCGTAGCAGACGGTAAATTTTAATTCTGTCGTCCATAAGAGTGGTAATATGCGGTAGAGAATGCTCAATCGCAAATAATAATGCCTTGTGTTGTGCAGTTTTTAACTTTCTAGGATTGTCTGTTTCTAGTTGAAGAATGCTCTTTATAAAGTTTGGATTTATTACTTTAATCATAGTTGCAATCGCTTTTTGTTGTAGCCATTTACTTGATAGAAGTTGACGGCTTGCCGAACGCTCCATTGTTGGATGCGATAATAAAATAGTCTGAATATCTTCAACAGTTTTTATATGTTCTGTAATATGTTCTAAATCGTAACACCCTGTAAGCGTCAAGGCGCTTCTACCTCTATAATCTTTTTGATTAATGTTAATATTCGGCGCCAATAGTAGACGTCTGACAATATCTATATTATTACGCATACACGCTCGCATAAGTGGAGTTGTTTTACTTATATTTCCTTGATTTATATTAATATATGGATGGGTTAAAAGAAGGGATACCATTTGTAAATTTCCTTGTTCTACAGCTGTATAGATTGCGGTCTCACCAGTTGGTACATTAAACTGTAAATCGTGAAAATAATTCCAATCGGTTACACACGCTAGTTTATTATTTACATCAATTCGTGGATGTGCTAGGAGTAATTTGACAATTTCTGTATTATCAATCCTAACCGCTTCTGCTAAAGGAAAAGTGCCTACTCCTAAATGATCGGCAACAATACAATTTATATCAATCATCGGCTCTTGTAGAAGACTTATAATATTTTGTATATTTTGCTGTTGGACAGACTGGAACAGTTCAGCACCCCGTATATAATGAACTTCTTTACCATCAACATACGATTTTGTTTCTATATCTACCACACCTCCCGCCATTTCTGGAGGACGACGACAAAACCTAGACTTTTCTACTAAAAATGTAAATGTTTTTGAAATGCCCTCTATATTCATTAAGAGATTGACGATTTCGTCTCTAGGATAATTATCGTTTTGGCAAGTCAATGCTACTCCTAAAGGGGTTATACCATATTCGTCCGATATATCCAACTTGAGTCCTGGTGTTGCTAATAATGCTTTTATTATTTCAATATTACCTCTATATATAGACAATAAGAATGGGTATAACGACGGGCAACCTAATCCTATTTCGGTTTGACCACGGCAAGGTTTACACTTATTTACATTAATTCTAGGATCTGCTAAATATTTTTTAACAATATTCATATAATAACCAGTAAACTTAAATCTTGTAACTCCTATTGAATCTAAAAATCGTGTAGAGCATCCTTTTTTTGTTGGTCCATTTGGATTTGTTGCCTTTTTTGGGAAAAAATATAGTGTTTTATCCGCACGATTATTATTTGGTAGTGCGAGCATTACATCATATGCTGTGTTAAAGTCCGGATCATCTTCAGAGGGTGGCATTTCCTCTTCTATATCGTAAGCAAGGTTGAAATCCGCATCATCGTCCATAGATTATAGTTAGATTGCGAGGACGGTTTAGGCTGCTTAAAAATTGAAATCCATTTAGAGTATCTTTTAAACCTCAAAGATGCCCTTCTTATATGTTGTGGCTACCGACAATGATTATGAACGTGGTGTTGCAAAAGGTGGACAGACAGACGATCCCTACAAACGCCTTAAAAACTATGGCACAGCCGCTCAGCGTGATAACCAATTTCGCTTTCGGTTCCTGGTTGAACTAAATACTACTACCTTAAAGTCAGTTGAAGCCCTTGAAAAGGCTTGGCTTGGGAAGTTTGAACAGGTTGAATCGACTGAAGAGGATGATACTGATCTCAACCATGCGTCTACACAGGAAGGCATACGTTTCACAAACAAATCCCAGTTTCTAGAAAATATTATGAAGGTTCTTGTAGAACGTAAACAGACGGATCTCTTCATCGCCTCATATCGCACAAACGACGAAATTAACGGAGTTCTCCGTGAATATCGCCGTCGTAATATACCAGCCCCACCTGTAGTTAAAAGTCGTTCAGGACTGACTCTTCGTCCTTATCAAATTGAGGATATTCAGAGTACAAAGCAAGCATTTCTAGTCGAGGGCGCATCACGTGGATACTGGTCAATTGAATGCGGGCTTGGAAAGACTGTCATGGCATTTGAACTTATTCTTGAGTTGTCAGCAAATACAACATTCTTTGTAGTGCCACGCGTTACACTTATTGAACAAACGCTCACAAACTTCATTGCGTGGAAATATCCTAGTGCGCAACTCTTTGTTTGCTGTGGCACTATTTCTAACGAATTCCGAAATATTGTGCACGTGAATAGATTTTCTGAACTTCCAACAAGTGGTCAGTGGATTTGTATATCTACCTATGATTCACTTGTGAAGATGACGGATGCTGTAGTAGACCTTACTATATTTGACGAGGGACATCACCTTGTTCCATCTGCTAAAAAGGTGGATCTATCAGGCAATCTCTTTGGTCTAGCCGATGAGAATATTCGTTCATGTTGGCGTCTTGCAATTACGGCATCTCCTAAAAATACTCCACTTATTGAAAATGATAAGACGGTTCACACCGGCATGTCGCACCAAGAGCATCTTTACGGGACTTGCCTTGCTGAACGCAATTACATCTTTGGGCGTGATAATGGATATCTTGCTCAATTTGAGGTCGTATGTATTAAATCTACCGGACCTATGATTCGCCGACTAATTGTCGAGTTGCGCCGGCATTTGAATCTAGCCGAAAACACTTTTACCCACTTTCTACGCGAGTTGAAAAAATGGGAGAATGGACTTACACGCTCGTTAACAAATGCGATTGAGACCGAGACCATTGACAGTGACGACGAAGACGATGTCATTATCTCGCCTGATGTTATTCTATGGTACGCTATTGTTGCGGATTTGATTATTCAATCTATCCGTCGTTTTGGGAGCAACCGGATTGTAACGTATCACACAACTAAGCGTCGTGCTAGCCTCTTTAAGGTAGTCTTCAAACTTGTATGGAAAATGGCGGGAATGGATGGGATTACAATGAGTTGTGAAACCGTTCATTCAGGACAATCAAGTAGAGTAAATACAACTGTAAAGGATGCATTTAGGGCAATAGAAGGTCCAACAATTCGTATCCTATGTAATATCCGCACCCTTATTGAGGGCTTTGACGAGCCGGCTATAAATACAACTGTATTTGTTGATAACAAGTTCAGTCCTATTGATTGTAAGCAGATTGTCGGTCGTGGTAACCGTCTTGACCCTAAAAATCCGTTGAAATGTCACCGTGTTCTTATTCCGTTTCTTGCGTATGAGATTGAAGAGGATGAGACACTCTCAACTATTCGCACTACGAATGACTATCGCAATGTGCGCTATACTATTAAGAATATCATTCTATCCCACGATCCTAACCAGGCTATTTCGCAGACTGTTTGGGTCCCTAAACCCAAAGCGGTTGCTGATGGGGATGGAACTGACTCCGATAGCGATAAAAGTGCTGATAGCGAGATAGATGAAACTGAACGCATATGGATTCCAGATGAAAACGCTCGTCTACACGATCAGTCTATTCTAGGCTCGTGCCCTACTGCTGACTTGGCAAAGGATTCATTCTTTAAGGCTCGGTTATGGATGCACGAGCTGGCAAAGCGGTTGAATTGGGCACGATTTACAAATGAAAGTCAAACTAAAACTGCCTGGAATCAATATCGTGAAAGCCATGTGCTTCCTAAGGGTATTCCTCACGATCCATCAGATGTATATAAGGAGGTGGGTTGGATTAATTGGCGTGATTATATTGGGCTGTTCACAAATCGCGAGGAGTGGCAGGAATGCCAGCCTGGCGAGTTACTAGACCTGATGAAGGCAGGGCATATTAATGTGTTTGAACATACTCGTACAACATTGCGCACATCTGTAGAAACCCATCTTACACGAAAAATGCCTACAAATCCTAAGGCAAAATGGAAGATGTCTGTCTACGATTTGGCAGAAATTGTCCGTTCTGGTTCTACTATTAATATTAAATCATATGGCAAATACCCTGATGCTATGTACAATCTTCTTCAAAAGGAGTGTATAGGTGATGAGGTGGACTTTGACCGCCGATGGACTGATCTCCATGGCAAATACCCAAAACTGCCAGGTATGCCACGTGACATATGGGGAGACTCGTTCTGGGCTAATTATGAAGCACCGGTTTAAAAATTGACGGCAGCTCTTTCTTTTTTTTGTTTGATACACAAAATGCCTCGTGGTAAGAAAAATACAACGCCGACCGCACCTTCAGCACCTGTAACAGTATCTGCTGAAGTTTCTCCAGTTGCGACAACTAAGTTGGAAACCCTTCTCTTAAAGTTACGCAATACATGTCGTGCCCATGGACTTCAGAGTTGGAATAAACAAAGTCTATGCGACCAAATCTATCAGGATCTATTATTCATTTATCACCTGCCTCGCCTTCTTAACAACGGTCAGATGACACTAGATTGTGATGAGATTAGTGGAGGAAAACTTACTACTATAAGTTATGCCACATTGCTTACTCTGAAGAACGACCCGCAAACTATGAGTAATATCTTTCGTAGGCTATGGCGCGCACTTCAGACATCCATTGTCGGTTCGTTGTTTACAGCACGAGAGTTTGCCATGTTCTCGATTGAGAAGGATGAGAAGAAAGCCGCAAAATATTACAAACTTCTCGTTGCTTTATTTGAAGATATGAATTCTGTAGTGCTGACAGATTATGACTCAAATGCTGGATATACTTATTTTAAGAAGGACCTCAATAAAGGCACTGCGAAGACGTTCGGTCAATTCTATACACCGAGTGCGGTTCTCAAGTCTGTTGTAGGGCAGGTAAAGCCAAAATCTGGTCAAATGATTATTGATACAAATTGCGGTTCGTGTTCATTTCTACAAGAAGTTGCTACATATATCATGCGCGAGGAAAAGGTAGACAAGCATACTGCTTTTGCCAATCTATATGGCATTGAGGTTGAGCGAGATATTTATACAGAAGGTGTAATGAATATCTTCATTAACTTTGGCATTATTCCTAATATGGAAACACATATCCGCGAAGAGGATGCTTTCCTTGTGCTTCTTGTAACTAGTGAAAAGTATGGTGGCGGTGTTGCCAATCCGCCTTTTGGTGCTACCGTTGCGAGCTTTAAGGAATCCTATTACACAACTGTCCTTGAACAGAAAGGAAAAAAGATGGTTAAGAAAGTAATCGTAAATCCTGCGGTAAAGAATCCTATTCCATTTCCTAACGAAAGTGAAAGTGCATTTCTCTTCTTTCAACTTATTCCAGTTGTACTCGAGGACGGTGCTAGAATGGGTGTTGTGATGAGTATGTCAATTCTAGAAAAATCCTATATACTAGAATGGTTTCTGAAACTATGTTCTGTGGAAAAGATTATTATTAATCCAGCAGGAACATTTAAAGAGCAAGGCACTGGTATCGAAACGATATCATTTATCTATACTAAAGGTAAACCAACGACTACAATTTCTGTTGTAATGCTCGGCGATGAGGACAAGGTCATTCGTACTCTTACTATGGACCAGATACGTGAAGCTGGTTGGAAGCTCGACATTAAGGGAACGGCGAATGTGGAAACAGTGATGACAAGTCCTTCTGAATATCCGATTATTAAGTTGGGGGATATTGTAGATGCTTTGCCTGGACAAAATCTAAGTCCTACAGAACAAGATGAAAATCCTGGTCCTTATCCAGTAGTTAGCGGTGGAAGAAATCCATCCAAAACATATTATAAGTATAACCGAGAAGCAAATACCATCAGTATTAGTAAATTCGGATCATACGCTGGATATGTACGTTGGAATGATACCCGCTACTGGTCGCTTGGATCAATGACGCTAGTCAATAAATTGACTGACAAATGTAATATCCGGTATTTATACTATTATTTGTCATTGGGTAATGAAAAATTATACAAATTACAACGCCCTGGTCCTACAACAAATTTCTATTGGGTTGATGCGATAAAACTAGATATTCATCTTCCTCCTATTTCTATCCAAGACCAAATTGTCACTACGCTTGAACGCATCTTCGCTCCTGGCACAACCGACCTTGCAGATACGCTCAAACTCACAGACCGTGCAATGGACTTGGTTCTCAAGGATCCAATGGGAGGTCTATTAGAGCAGGTTGTAGAGGCTATCCGGTTGGCACGTGATACAATGGCACATGTTGCGCATGTGAAGGCACAGATGGCGGCGGTTGTTAAAGCGTCAATGGCTTCTACTAGATGTAACAAATATGTTCTATCGGATCTTGCACACGATAATCCAGAAAGTATAACAAAGACTGATAAACTTGAGACAATAAACTATATAGATCTTGGATCTGTAAAAGAAGGTATTGTCTCATCGTCCCAATTAATTCCATTTTCTGAAAAACCATCGCGGGCACAACGGAAGATTAAGGACGGAGATATTATCTGGGGTGGTGTTCGCCCTCTTTCAAAAAGTTACGCCTTTATTGAAACTGCATTCGATAATATGATCGGTTCCTCTGGATTCATTGTTGTCAGGAATAAAGATACAACGAAGGTATTATCTAAATACTTGTATTATGCTCTTACAACAGATCAATGTGTTAATTACCTGAATAATCATAGCACTGGAGCATCTTATCCTGCATTTAAGTCGTCGACACTTATGGCGTATGAGGTAATAATTCCATCCATTGATATTCAAACTGAAACTATTCTACGCCTTTCCACCCTGGAATCCACGTTAACTGCTCTAGAAACTAGTTCCAAGCAGTCAGAAGACAATGCCCGTTTCATTCTAGAGTCTCACCTAAACACTGCGTAAGAATGTTATCCATTAATATGTCATCGCCGTATGATATACGCCTTGCCGAAATAAAGCGACAGATTACCGCCCAAAAGAACATATACAAGTTTCGCACATTTTTGTATTCACTGAATAAAAATGTACGCCAAGCCTGTTTTAGAATATCACTCGATTTTTTTGAAAATGAATATAACAATCCAATGATTACAGCGACGGAAAGAGAACGATTACAAAATTTACGCAACCATTGGCAGTGGACTGCGTTTGATAATGCATCTACCGACTGGTGGTCAACTCTTTCATTTAATCACGCAACGAGCATATCCTTAATGACCCTCATCCATCTATGGATTGATGATATAACTGTATTTGATTCTGATGCGTTTGAAACCTCAACCCTTGGCATCCGTTAAAAAAAATTTTCATATTCCATTTATTAAATCTTATCGCATCTCATCTCAGCAATAATCTCAGCAATATGTGCCATTTTTGATTCCAACTCAACCATTAATTGACCTGGATCTCGTGCACCCTGAAGTTTCTCATTACATCGCGCACACAGCAGACATAGATTCGCCGGCGAGTCCTTTTCTTTACGACACTGTGGCATAATATGCCCCCATGTAAGTTTGAGATAGGACAGACTCTCATCTTTGACAGCATTCCAGCAATATTTGCCGTTGACATATTTGCCGAACGCACAAGTCTCATTTTGATCAATCAGTTTACGGACAACATAATTGATACGTTTGCGTTTTGTCATCTGAATATTCATATTGGCTAGATGAACTCTTAATCGTTCTTGTAGGCGGTCAATCTCTTCGAGGGGGCGTGGAGGTGCCTTCCAATCATTTGAATCACGAGAGTAACGAGGAATTATGGAGGAATTATTTACACTTGTCATTTGCGTGGCTGGCTGCTGTTAGTATAACAAACCATGACGGTTTCAATTTTCCCACACCCCATAGTAGAGGATGGCGAACAATATAACCCCCGCCGAATTTGAAGCAGCAATACGCGACCGTATGGGTGATGACCCGCTTGACTTTCTACTACATAATGTTATTGAAGAGTACACACCCGAAGAATTGGCAATGGATGAAACGGTCCAGTTTGTTGTTCTAGTAGCACGTAATCGTCTAGTAGAACTTGGTCGTCCTGAAGAGTTTGCCGATTACATAATAGCAAAAAATATCAAAATCTCAGGCGGCGTCAATCAATACATTACCCATTTTTTAAATGAACATCCCGCATACGGAATGGACCCTATTGAATACGCATTATCATTGCCCTTCGGCGAACGACGATCTGGTATAATAGAAAGTACAACAATAGTATTAAGTAAAATGCTTATACAGCCAGGATTAACGCCGGCAAATCGTGCTCGTATTCAAGCCGCTATTGACCGGTTGAATCCGCCCCATCCTGGTGCCGCCGCACCTGCCGCCGGTGGTGGTGCTCGGCAACATCGCTCACGCAGTCGTAGAGCTACGCGCCGCCATCGCCGCCGCTAAACCATACATCCTCATAGTCTAATAATACCGTAATACGGCACTATTAGAATTTTAATTACATACGCCTATGTTTACTTGCCTGGTTTATAATTCGTTATCATTGTTGACTTACCCACCGGTGCGTAAAATCCCTCCTCGTCGTCCTCAATTCCGTCCATATTAAGGTCTTCAAATCCCTCATCATCGTCATCAATTCCGTCCATATTAAGGTCCTCAAATCCCTCCTCGTCGTCCTCAATTCCGTCCATATTAAGGTCCTCAAATCCTTCCTCGTCGTCCTCAATTCCGTCCATATTAAGGTCCTCAAATCCTTCCTCGTCG